GAGCATCAGTTATCAATGAGTTTTCTTTTTCAGTCGATTCTAAATCTTCTGGCAGAATGTCTCTAATTTGACTGCTGAACTCTTTTGATGCTCGATCATATTGATTATCTAACAACTCGGCTAGCTCAGACTCAAACTCTCTCGCATTGAGCACCACACCATCACGCCCAAAGTCCAACACTGTTTTTTTGATCATTTGATTATTTAAACGAGTCAGCTTGCGAATGAAATCTTTTTCGAGTTTAATCTTGGACCGTAGATCCTCTCGAGCTTGATTTCTTGCTGCCTCGCTAGCTGCCATTATTCTTCATCATCCAATAAAGAATCAGTAGGCTCGTCATCTTCACCGAGATCAACACCGGCAGGAACTAAAGTGGCACTAATGAATACAACATCACCACCTTCGTCAAGAGGCTGATCGCCGATCGCTGTTCTGATTTCGTTGATAGTATTAACGTTCAATTCACGCTGGCGCTTTGCGTTTTCAAGTACGCGCGGCCGCAGGACCGGGACGTCACTTTCAGAAAATTTGAATATTAAGTTTTCAGTGTCTTTGTACCGGGGCAGTAGAAATCTGGTCAATTCATCATAGAGATATACGGCTAAAGGCATGACCGCATTATCGTAGAGTAACAAACCGCTGGTTTCCAAATTATTTAATGTCATTGACTTGTCTAACAGCATCGCTAACGGAATGCCATAAACTACCGATATTCTACTTAGCATTGCCTCTTGTAGCTCTTTAAATTGCATGTCGGTATTTTTGGATTGAATATCCTTTATATCCATGCCGTCAAGAATAGGTGTGCCGCCAGCGTTAGTATCGCCTTTGTATTTGTCCGCTTGCTCTTGAAGTCTGTTCCATTGAACCTCGGTTAATTCTTCACCTCGATTGTTCACCCAGGCAACTGACATTCTTGATCCGCGCTTTAAAATACTCCAGTTGTTATTGTTTCCAGATAGATACTGCTGAATCTCAAGAAAGATAGGTTTAGCCCTGCTCATTCCCCAGAAATTACCAGAGTTACGTTTAGGGTTGAATAGGCGCATATGCCACAGTTCGCGGTCACGGCCCACATTGTAGAATCGGATAGACGTTTGGTTGCCCTCCCTTACTTCCTCGGCAAAAAACATGTCTGAGATACCGCTCGATGTGGCCGTCATCTGGATCCAATCAGGCACATTTAAAATACTAAATTTTGTGCTGGTGCCAAAGGTAATGTTTTGTGGGGGAATGTTAATCAGCTCCAACGGCGGCCGATCAACTCTGCCCGTTGCTAGTATGAAATTGTTTCCGGTAATATCAAAAAAGCTCACATACGAATAGGAAAACTCAAGCCCCGAAATGTCTGCATTTGGGTTTTTTAACAGATCTAAAACGGGGTGGTTATCGATAAACTCATCTTTAACTTTATCGAAAAGTCTAATGGGTATTTGAGAGTAGTGCCTGGCTCGCATGTCAACAGCATTATAGAATGGCATCGAATCAGAGTACATTTGAATAGCAGCAAACGCTGATAGATCGCCGTTATTGCCATTCATTAGAAAATCAGCAAACGCCAGTTGAGAGGTAATAATATTATTACTCTTTTTTTCTAGCGTAACGTCGTGTTGTTTTGATAAGTAACCATCTGGATATATCATTAATTATTTACCGTTAAGACCGCAGTGATGACTTGAATTATAATAATAACATAGATTAATTTATTCAGCACTTTGCAGATTATTACATTGATTTTTTCTGGTTTTTGCATTACTTCTGCTAGTTGGGATAGGTAAACAACAACAATGACAACAAGCAACCCACTAACCGCGACGAAATAAGACGGCGATATATTGTAGTTATCAATCGACATCCCATAAAAAACCCCAACAATCCCAAATATTGCGGCGATGATACATGAAGTTATTTCTAATATTCCTGAAAGCAAGGTCTTCCCCTTTCGATCTGTTTTATGTTAACGATAGTAACACGAATTATATAACCATAACTCTAACATTTCTCGCCTTCTTTTTTTCTTCCGGCGGTGCGTAAACCATCATAACACTATCCGCCGCGTTTGGAGATTTCGCATCATCAGGCGCTTTGTTGATCAGTACCTTTCCTCGATTGTCTTTTTTATATGTCGGCTGTGACAGCTCAGTCGTGACAATCGTTAGGTTTTTGCATTGCGATGATATCGAGATGATATTATCAGAATTTACCCTCTTGCCGTTTACCACCGCCTCGTGAGTTTCTTTGAATAATTCGCGCAGATGCCACCAGCATTGAGCCTTGTAGTTCGCAAAAAACGACTCGTTAGTTCGCCCAGTCGAGTCGCCGTCCGGCTCGATTATGTAGTCCAATTTGTTTATGACAGCACCAGAACCATTAAATGGAATTGCGGCGATTTTGTGCAGACCTTCCGATTCTCTAATCTCATTAATAACCCGAGCGTCACCTCGGCAACCAACGCCAAGACCATCTGAATCAAAGCTAAAGGAGTCGTGGCGGCTGGACTCACAATTGTCTATCGCTCGCTGTGTCGTGCCGAATATGTCCTCGACGGTTGTGCCGTGCCAAATATCAATGTCGGTTAATAGCATTCCATCTCTGAATGACTGAGCGTTATGATCTTTACCTCTGTCTGCCACGTCGAGCGCCGATTTCTTTTCGCCGCTAACATCGATGTTCAGTTTTATATGAGCGTCTATTGCAGATTGTACCCATGCTGATGGAATCAGAACGCCCTCGACCGACGCATTGAAATCAATATCGATCTCTTGCGCTATAGTGACCTGATCAAGCTGTCTTTTTTGCTTCTCGTACCAAGCGTCATCTTTTCTCGGATCGTCACGCCAGTGAAAAGCGAATTGTTTTATTTTTCCAGCGGCAATTTTTATGGCAAAGGGGTTATTTGATCCGTTAGGCGTTGAAATGTCCGATCGGCAATTTGTGGTTTGAGAGAGCGAGGCTTCTACTAGCTGTGGCCGCTCAAGGAATGCTGATTCATCAACGAAATAAATCGATGCTCTATCACCACGCCCGATACCATCGCCAGACTCGCCGATGATGGCCGAGCCAGTACCCGGAAACATTATTCGCATGTGCGGTGCTGTTTTTGCATCGTCAAAGCCAGATCTGAACTCATGAGGAACCATTTTAGAAAACATTCTTGCTTTGTAAAAAAGCGATTTTGGCGCACCAATTTTATCAACGTATTCTTCTTTACGTGATCCAAATCCGATAACCATTTCCTTGTTGAACATGCACAGGGTCGAGGCCAAACCAATGGATAACCAACTAAGACCCATGTCGCGACTTTTGACGGTTAACATTGGCTCTTGATTTTTCCAGTTTTCAATTGTGAAGTTGATCCATTCTTCCTGCCTTTCAAATAGCAAAAAAGGAATTACAGCAGGAAGGCCACGCTCAACATTACGAGGATCAAAGGTACAACCCCAATCAATAATAAATTGCGCTGGATTCATTTTGTAAAACGCTTTTATCATTGGTAGCTTTTCAGGGTTAGCCCTTAACGCCTTGAGTATTTTTTGCCGATGAACAAATACCGCTGTGTAATCAGGGTTTTTAAAATCGAAATCAAACGGAATAGGCACTTATTCACCATTTAGTCATAATTAATAATACATTGCCGTGAATATCTGTAATTTTATTCGTTTATTCATAGCTTACGCACTAACTATTCATTAATTCGTTGTATATCTTTGCTGCATCCTCTGGTGATGCATCAGCTGGAATTTCAAGAATTGCCGATTTTGTTTCTATTTTCTTCGGTGCTTCATAACCGCCAAGATCAGCAAGTTGTTTCATGGCCGATAATTTAGATGTTCTTTTGAACTTAAGACCGTCCTTACCTACAGAAACCTCTTCAATTGCGCTCATGTGTTCAGGTTTTATTTCATCAACAGTGCGAAGCGTCCAAAAGGATTGTTGAACAATTTCTGTTTCACCTGTTTCTTTGTTGACCGCCTCTACATCTCTGTAGCCCCAATCAAGCAAATCATTACTATTTGTACGAGCAATTAAAGTAAGCTCCTTCATCATCTCGTCACGGCTCATAATAGCAGGATTAACGATATGATTAGCCATAGAATCAATAAAAGCTTTCACCCCAAGATTCCCTAAGATTTGATTTACACTAGCCTCCATTGCTTTAACGGTTTTAGCTTTACCTTTTGACGCCTTGTAAGCGTCAATATCATTCATTCCCGATATGGAATTTAGAGCTATTTCTTTCTGTAAAGGGGTTAGCTCTTCAAATAAAACTTTTTGATTGCAATTCATTTCAAACATAAATCACCATAAAGCACATAATGACCGGCGTAAGTGTCGACTTCTGATTTGGTTGGGTGTGATTGGCTCATATCACGTCACCTGTTTATCTGTTAGTTTTGTATTTGCCATTAGTTATCCTTAAGGTCCGGTCATTTCGCCGTTAGAACTGCCGCCACCAATATCCATATAGCCGTCACTTATAACGCCCATGCCTTCATTTAAGATTGGCGGTTCAACATCGATAGATTTAATTGCTGTGGTTACTTTAGACATAACAAACCCTCATTGATTATTAATGGTTAGTGTATCACTTTATTGGGGATAATAAAAAACCAGCCACGTCATGTTCGGGCTTCGCTTTACAAGTGTTGCGTGTTACGGCCAGCAGTTGATCAAACCAACTGTCTGGCATGTCACCTGGGTCAAGACCCTCAGGCAGAAAGATTGCTTGATCAGCAACCGTAGCAAGTTTCTTTCCTGCATTGTCGCCCTCACATAACGCCACTGTCCAGTAACCGAGACTTTTTAGCCAAGATGCGAGGTGCTTAGGGTTATTTGTTAAAGTAGCAAGGGCATTCGCACCCTTTTGATGCAAGGGTGCGGCGTCAAAGATACCTTCGACTAAAAACACTATACGATTTAGAGGGTCCAATTTATCCAAACCAAAGACTCCAAGTTTTGCTTTGCCGTCAACTTTACTTAATAGCGTGAAATATTTTGCTTTTGAAGGCCGTCCGTTAATCTTTTTTAACGCAAGAGGTCGGTATTGTTGAAAGCCTACGAGCTGACCTGAAAGGTTCCATAAACCAAAGGTACAAATGTCCTCATATTCATTCAACCAAACCCCCGAGTACAATTCTGGAGTTAACCTTCTTTGCTTTAAGTGTTCAACGATCACAATTTATCCTCCAATTCATTAACCTGACTAACTAACGCCTCGCTAAAATCCGGTGTCTTTAGTTTGTATTTCACAGCCTTGACTCTTAAGCCAAGGGATTAGTTTTTCTTGAAAACACTTGCCGCATAAATCAATGAAATCCGTGTCTGTAAATCCACCTTCAGGATATACAGAACCATGCTCACGGCTTATTTCAACTTCATCATAGTCAAAGCCGTTTGTTTTTATTTCACCACCGCACATGTCACACGTTGTTTTAACTAGGACTTTCTTTACTGACTCGGGGATGATTTTGTTTTCATATTTTTTCATGATTCATCCTTAATATTAATTCTAAATTGGTTATTTCGCTTGGCACAGCTTATTTCTTCGCTAGAGTAACCACAGCAATTAGCCCATCGCTTAAACTCTTTCCATAGCCCCATCGCTACCTTATTGCTAACGCTTTCTGTGTCGATGTAATACTTGGCTAACCGCTCAACGAGTGCGTTATATCGATCGTCAACCTTCCATTCACCCAAGTAAGTCGCCTTAAGTTCCTCGTCGCTTATGCTTATAGAGTCAAGCGAGTGATCATGAATCCACTTGTTAACTATATCGCTCATGGTTTTTGCTCCAATTCATCAACCTGATTAACTAGCGTTTCGTGCTTTGGGTGGCTTGGCTTTTCTCGCGCCCGATAAGTCCTTAATGCTATATCCTGAAGCTTGCAGAACTCATTAAGGTTGTAGCCCTTGTTTTTAATCTTTCGCGTTAGTGTATTCATTATAAACCTTTCTTATGGCGTCAATTCTGGCAACTCTTATGGCTTCTCCAATATCAATTCCTGACTTACCTTTTTCAAGCATGGCGATTGATATTTCTTTTGTATCAACTCGCTTAACTGCCATTATGCAATCCCACATATAATCTTTTTGCGGGTAATGCTTATTGGGGTAATCGCCGCCGCGCCCTTTAGCGTCAGCCTCGCAAGCTTCTAGGAAATGATAAAACCTTGCCTTCTTATCTATCGCATTGGTTGCCGTAAATAAGTTCATTATTGATTTTGGGCGCATGGCTTTGTTTGCTCCTCTACCTAAACACCCGTGAACCTTTGTATGATATTCACATGTAATCAATGCAAGATCGCGATAACTATTAGGCACCTTCCATTTCTCACAAAAAGACCTAATCACATCAAGCCCTTTTATCTCATGCTGCAAAGCGTTGCTAGTTTCGCCGTGAGAAATCGGCTTTCCAAAGTCATGACACAGACCAGCAAAAGCCACGTATTGCCCGAAGTTATTTGCAGCGTAATTAACAACCATACTTGTATGTATGCCAACGTTACCTTCTGGGTGATGATCCTTGTTTTGAGGGGTAACCCATAGGTCATCTATCTCAGGGAATAAACCAAGCTCCGACAGGTTAGTAAAAAACAAACCAGCTCTGTGCCCGCCTAGCGCCTTCTCCATTTCCTTCCATACCCTTTCTGGCGTTAAGCTATCCAGATCGCCTTGACTAGCCATACTTTCAATTTTAAGCATAGTCTGACCATCAATAGACCAGTATCCATTTAGTGTAGATTGAAACCTAAACGCCCTAAGAACTCGAACAGGATCATCATTAAATGCATCCGATACATGCCTGATGATTTTATCGTTAATATCTGAGATTCCTTGAAATGGATCTATATACTCACCAGTTTCTATATTTTTAGCTATGGCGTTAATAGTTAAATCTCTACGGAATAAATCATCCACAAGAGTTACGTCTTTGCCAAAATAACAATCGAAATCTTGGTATTTATCACCTGTGCTTTCTTCTGTTCTAGCTAGCGCATATTCATCGCCAGACTCAGGGTGTAGAAATACAGGGAAGTTAGACCCGACCTGTTTAAATCCTTTTGACAACATATCCTCGGGCGTACTGCCAACAACAACGTAATCTAAATCTTTAGGCTTTAGCCCTAGAAGCTCATCGCGAACAGCCCCACCAACCAAGTAAATATTCATATATCCTCGCTATATTTGCATTGTTTGCACTGACTGAATGCATAGTATTGCACCTTTTGCACTAAAGCAAGTCCATTTTATAAAAAGCTGTTTTGCTCATTAAGTTTCAGACAATAAAAAACCCCAACTAGTGAGGTTTTTTATTTTTCTGTATTAATGCAGTTTTTATAAGTTGGTTAAGATTGCCAGCCAACCTCATAAATCAAATCAGTCAACTCAGTCAACTCACTATCGATAGAGGTTAATTCTAATGCCTGTTTATCGTCAGTGCTTGACAATGTAAATTTCGGACTTCGGAAATCGAGCGTTGCAATGGTAATAACCATTACGGAATCACGGCTAATTGATAAAGTGGCTTGGTTGTCTTTTTCCGTAACGTCAACGCGACCATCAAAGGCAGCGTTTGGTGTTAGGGTTAAAGTTCCATCACTTTGAATCGGTGTGGCGCTTACTGATGCCGCTAGGGCTAATCCGATTACAGCAAATGCTATGCGTTTAATCTTCATTAGTGTTACTCCCAGTGGGTTTGTTTACCAATTTTAGTTGGCATCTTATTGTTAAATTAAATTAGTTATTTTATCAATGCTGCATTAGATATTTGTAATTATTATTTGGTAAAGCGAAAAGCCACTAGTTAAAGTGGCTTTAAGACAGTCATGCTAGCCAACGTAATTAAAACTATCCCACAGCCATAAAACGATATCTGCAAGCTTCCACAACCCCAGTGGTACTGATACGCAAATGATCCCCATCATAAAATAAATTAAATACTCCATATTTTGCCCGTACATAATGATTCCTCTCTCTTGTTTAAGTTGTTAGTTTGTCTTTATTGGCTTCCAATATATCATCCAGTATCTTTCTGTCATTGCTCTGTGAGATTCTGCTTTTCTTCTCGATAAAAAGAACTGATTACCAAGATCGATTAATTCATTAGCAAGCGTTACAGGCATACGTTCTATAACGCAATATTCTGGTGGTAATTCTGTTTTCTGGCTATGTATAAAATAGCTTCTAACTACCGGTTTAGCATATTTCCCTTTTTGTAATTGTGGATCAACATAGTAAAGAGTTTGGCCTTGCTTTGCTTTAATCATAAATCCCCCTAATCAATAATAATAAAGAAAGTAATAAATGAGCCGGCGAGAGCCCATCCTGAATTATACTCAGAACCAATTAAAGCTAAAGCAATGCAAAGCGCTGTGTATATCATTTTCTTATTCACTAGTCTGACTTCCAGCAATCAACGCTAGTGTTAAACATGCGGCTGACAACTACGCATTCAACACCTTGCTTTGGTGTTATTACTTCGTAATCACTTACGCTTTTGGCAAAGAAACTGCCCACCCACCAGATAGCAACAGTAACTAACACCGTGAGACCAATGTATACTATTACGCTTTTTGTATCTTCAATATCCATCTTACCCTCTCTTGTTGTTAACCAATCTAAAATCCATAAGCCACTGGCGTAACCCGTTAAAGTTAGTGGGCGGCTCGATAACTTCTATTGTTTGGCCGTGTTGGTTTTCCCAAACTTGACCAGTTCTAATACCGATACTTTTTAATTTCTTCCTTATCGATCTTTGTTGTTTTTTCGAACTTGAAGTAATGTGCCAATTATTGCATTTATCGCAGACATAAAACCTTACTTTACCCCTTATGCCCTTATGCCTGCTGGTGTTGTTTCCTCTGCAAAAATTAGCCGCTTCACCTTTGCTAGCGAATGACATCTTTTGGCAAGACATATTCACCTACTCATTGGCTTTAATGATGCATTCTAGTATAGCTCGGGGTATGCCAGCCTTATCTGATTTTATCGCGGTAACGCCCCAAGCTTTAACGTTTTTGCGATGAATCACAGCGAATCCGCTATCATACGAAATCTGAACCTCATACTTTAGCATTAATGGCCCAAGTAATAACCAGTTGGTTAGTGGGTCGTATTCGATGTATTCATCGGTAATTAACCCCCTGCCAGTTGGGATTGGATTGCCTCTAAGCATCATCACTGATTCACTAACTTCGATGCCCTCAATTTCAGCGATACTCTTTTCTAACTCTAAATCATTTAATTTTTCCATTATTTCTCCCGACCATAATCCAATGTAAAAATGGGACCGCTACCAAGCCCGCTATAAATCCAATAAGCAATAGTAGCGATCCGTAAAGATAATATTCAAGTGTCATTATGACTTCTTTTCTTACCATTAACTCCACAACCAAGGTGCTTATATTCGGTGAATTAATCATCTGTTTTGATCCTTTAGCTTCTTGATACGCTTCTTGGCTAGTCGACCATTGATGATGCGACTAGTCGGTAATTGAACATAAGCAGCTGAAGTTAACCCATGACCACAACAAGCATTCATAACGCCGGGTAATTCACCCAGACAGCCGTCGTGCTTTTCTTTAGTTATTTCAAGCCCACAATGACCGCATGACCGCCAAACTTCATCAGATACCAACTGCTTATTATCCGAGTAAACAAAATCACCATTAATGTTAGTTTCGATTTGGTGGCCTTTGTATTGTGGCTTGGTCATTACTTACCTACCCATTTAACGTCGTGAATTTTACCGCCCTTGATTGCGTTAATGACATCCGTAAACACACTTAAAAGTTCTCGGTTGGCGCTTAAAGCCACATCTAAATCATCAATCGCTTTATCTTCATCTGTCTGGATTGGTGTTTTTGATAAAAGTTTAACCGCGTTAAAAGTATTAACCTCTTGCTTTGTTATGTTGTAAGCGACAGTACCAAGGCCGTTTCTGAAATCAGACCCTTTAACGTTAGCTATAATCTCAATCTTATCGCCTCTACTCCACTGGATCTTAACGTTCAATTCAACCGAATCGCTCAGCATTACGCCTACATACCCAATAGGCGGCAACTCCCAATCATCAGCCATTGCCTGCGTGAATGTTGGAGTTTTAATATAATCAGGCTTCTTGCCAATTGGTGGCTTCCATAGTTCGGCGCCATTGTATGAATAGTTTAACTGCTCAAGGGTTTTTACTGCTGAGTTGGTTTTGTGGATTACCTTGCTGGTTATTTCGTTTATGTCGATATTGTTAAGCATAGTTATGTTATCCATTCGTTTAGCTTCCTCTGCTAGTTGCTCTGCTTGGTATTGTTTTAGCATGGCGGCGTGGTTTGGCTTCCAATTATCAATGTATTTCCAATTAATATTCTTAGCTTCATCTGTATAACGCCCTGTATCAATTATTACATCATCACCCACTGGCTGCTTACCAGTGTTTGGGCGGTCTGCGAATGACGTTATAAACAAATGATCATTGCTTAGGCTTTCACCGCTGGCATTATTAATTCTATCAAGAATGGCTTGATCAACAAATTTATTGAATTTTTGACCGCTATTGTAATACCCGTCACCAATAACTATTGGGGTGATGTTGTTCGCGCAATCGATTGGTATCATTTTTTTTGTGTTCATTTCGGTTTCTTTTTGAGGCATTAATGTAAAGTTGTCATTAATCCACCGCTCATCAATCGAGTGAGGTTGTGACTCGTCATTATCCTCAATATAGAAATCACCATTACCAAGGTCTTTTGTTATTTCATACCCTTGACCTTTAGTGAAGTATTTACGATCATCATTCGGAGTCCATACCTGCCCGACTTTAAGTTTTTCGTTGTTCATAATTTATTCCTACTTGTATTGATAGTTATGGCTTTAGTGTTTAGGGCTAATTGTTGTTTATCTAATCACATTAAACCTTATTCCCTACGGCGTCAATAGGCTTTATATGGAATAGCTTCATTATTTACCCCTTTATTTATTAAACCGCGATTAAGCGGCCTTGGTTTTAATACATCTTTTTAAGTTTAATCACTTTTGGCTTAAGGTTATTGCGCGTGGCAATGTCCCAGATTCGATTGCCGGTTATCTTTGATGCCTTTCTTGCGTTACGCTCTATTGCTTGCTTTTCTATTGCAGAATCTAGCTCTTTATTGTTGAGAGTTTCCATTATTTACCACCTTTGTAAAAAGACATAGAGCCATGAAACTTACCAATAAATACTGGCATTATTAACGGAGCCAAAGCAATAAACACAACATCAAGCCACCATGGCCCATCAAACTCAAAAGTTAGTCCGAACATAAATAAGTAGCTAAATGCTAAATATAAATAAACAGTTTCCATGATCTATCCCTCTATAATTGGTTGTTCCGCTTCATATCCGTGCGGGGCTTCTTCTCCATAAATTCTTACCATTGTTTCTTTCGAATAATGTTCTTTGCGTTCCGAGTTGGCACGATCTAATTCCTCAACTGTTTTCTTTACGGTGCCAGCGTTTTTAGATTCCCAGCACATATGCTCACCATGCCAACAGCAGGCGTCTCCGCATTCGGCACAAACTTCAACTAATCGTTTTTTGTCATTCATCATTTTATTCCCCAATAATTAATTTTAGACATAGTTAAGCCATTTTCGGATAAGGCTCTATCTTGTAGTTAAGCATTGCGCTTCTTAAAGGCCCTGGCTGCTTCATCGCCGCTTCTTTTATTACGTTAAGTTTAAATATTTTATACTTATCAAACGCCTGCTCTTGCGCATCAAAGAGCCCTAGATATTCGTACTTCCCATTTGATCGGCATCGTGATCTATATTTGCCTCTAATCCTTGTAACTCCAATCGGGTACTTTCCTCGCTTCGATCTACGATCAACAAATAAAACATTTATGGCTGTAGGTACAAAAATGCAAAATTCCGGCGAATATATTTTATTGCCTTGAGCTAAGATGTCTTTATCTAAATGTTTCCCTTCCCAGCTTTGGGTTTTAACCCATGACTTAAAATTACTAAAAATAAGCCACTCATCACAAACGGCACAGCCTTTATATGTTGGATTTTTAACAAGGAACGATTCATAGTAACAACGCCTTAGCATGTTGCACCACGCCGTATAATACGGACAACGAAGCTCCTTGCTGCTCACCGTATAGCTAGTTAAATAATCAGAGTCATTAACCCCAATTCCGTAAGTTAATCCTCGTTTTGCTAATGACATTTTATTTGCTAGCTGCTCAATAAACATAATCTCCCCTTAATTTTAATAGCGGGCATTAGATACGCTTGTCAGGGATTACCTGCGAGGCCAATACAAACGTTAGTAAAGCATTAGCATTTTGTTAGTTAGCGCAAACTCACCGTGAAGCTCAATACATTTTTTATCATGAGCCTTGGCCGCGTCTAAAGCATCGTCAAACAAACCCAAATAAAATCTTTTCTTATTGAATCTTATTTGAGCTACCCACTTTTTAGCCCCTTTGTGCCAAGTTACCCCTTTATATCCACTAGTATTTGTCTTTGGAATTCCTACGTTCCTACAGTTATCACCCCTGCTAGCAAGGCGAAGATTTGACGGAGAGTTATTGAACTTGTTTCTATCCCTGTGATCAATCTCTCCACTAAAATCACCATTAGTTAGCCAAAAAATAAGCCTGTGTATGGCGATCTTCTTTCTTAACAGGCTCACGCATAGATAACCTGAAACCACACTAAGTCTGACAGGCTTTTTGTCGTATCTCTTTAAGAGGCCGTCATCAAAGTAAAATATCTTTCCGGCCTCGCTTAGATCTTTCATATTTACACCATTAATTATTTATCACCTAACCACCGTAACGGATAAACAATATTAGTTCAACGTAATTTTAACTATAAAGTGTTACAAGTCGCTCTTCACTGCTTGAATAGGTGCAGCATCTTCTTTTAACTTAGCCGTTAAGTCATCAATTATTCCCATGACAACTTTTTTATCCTTCTCTGATTCGTGAGCGTATTCAAAATAATCACCAATCTCATTTATAGCTTTTAACAATACGGATGCTAGCGTTAATTCTTTCATTACTTAAACCTCTATTTAATTTAAAGAATAGTATCAATAAGACCGTTATTAAAGGGATAGAGCCTTAACGATACTTCTAATACAAATACATAATACAGATATCAGCTAGCATTTTAATCCATTGAGCTGCCCAAACTCGACCCTTAATTGCGCTGAAACGCGGCCTTAAACGCTGTCTTATGTAAAGGTGTGCAAAGTGCTATTTTTATTCTGCATGAATAATCACGTTTTGTTGATGAAGTGTGTAGCTAGGATGAATCTTGACGTAAAACTGAGGCAATAAAAAAGGCTTAGTCTAGTAACTGGTCGGAATGATGATGTTGAATCATCACAGTTACTAACTAAACCCTATCTAGTGTCTTTTGGTTCCGACGCCAATCAACAAAACAATTATACCACGGTTAAACTTTTAATCCAATTTCTAAGCTCTTTCATTTGCACGCTAAAATACATCGACGTGACGTAGGTGTATAGCTTGGGGTAGTCGTGCTGTTTTCGATTGATGAACCAATTAGCATCTTGCTCAGTGAGGAACGCGCCCATTATGATATCTTCGTACTCCTCAACCCATATCAGCCTAAATCCTTCAAGGTCGTCAATCTCACAATCAAAATTTTCTATGAAGTAATCAATTTTTTCCTGACCAGTTAGGCCATCCACCACTTCGGAGTTTACCCAATTCTCGAAAGTTACCGGTAGGTCATCTGGATCGCAATCAAGGTGTTCAACTATTTGCTCGTTAAACTCCTGCTCTATGTGACTGTCAGCAACTAGATACCCTTCATCGTGATCGATTAATTGGAACCTATCCGTTTGGTCTTCGCTTGTTATTCTTGTCCTTTTGCATCTAACTTGCCATACTGGATCGGCTGTGCATCGGTTGTTTTCTTTATTCATCTGCTCAGACATTTCAATTAAAAACTTCGGTATTTCGTTCATCGTCATTTCCTTATTGCACCGGCCGATTAATCAAAGCCGGTGGGGTTTTATTTAATTAACGCTTATTGTTACGGTTGACTTGCCAGCCTTAATGACTCTGTTCTTGTCGTAATCAACTTTAACAGGGTAAGGGTATACGGTGACCTTTGTTTCGACATAAACTGGCTCCATAGCTCCATTGTCGCCAGCACACATAACCCATGTTGCTGCGGTATTCTTCGATGCAAAAATACCATTGGGCTCTGCTTGTTCTACAACGTCAACCATCCGACCTAGACCACCAAACCTTTTAGCCTCTATGGATAAGGGGTTGGTTAGGCTAGTGTCGTAAGGAATGCCAAAGCCAATTGATGCGCAATCACCTTCTATCGACCCTAAGTCGCTACGCCAAACTGAATGAGTTGCAGCCCTTAAGTTTCTTGCATTGTAAAGCTCAATGACCATGTGGCGCTCAAGGCTCCAGTTATACACTGGTAGTGGCTGAGACTTTGCGTACTGCGATTGCTGCTGCTCTGATGCGCGAGAGTCCTTGTCGTTTTGAGTTACCTGCCCACACCCAGAAAGAACAGCGACCGAAAGTATTGATATTAATAATAATTTTTTCATGATAGACCCTTAAAGTTGTGTTGCTTGAAGTTGGATTTCTAATACTTTTCTTTGCGCCATTAGCTGAGCGCGCATTTCTGGGTTTTTATAAATGCTCATATCAACCTCTGCGATTTGAGCCTGTAACACCAAGGCGCGAGACTCCATGCCTTTTTTGTATTGAAAGCTATTTTCAAAAACAACTCGCTCACCAAAAACGCCAGCGAATCTAAGTCCCGCACCAACAGCGCTTAATACGATTATAGTTAAAATCGTATACCCCATAATCTTGCTATATTCTTTAAACATTTTCATTTCCTCTTGTTATGTTTTATTGATTAATTAATGTTAATACCGTTTAAATGGTCTATCTCATGCTGAACGCAAAAAGCAGATAGGGCGCGAACTTTCTTTTTAATCGGATTCCAGTTTTCATCGAAACCTTCGACCACAACAATATTATCTCGCTTCATTGTTGATAGCTTGCCTGGGAACGATAAGCAGCCTTCTTTGCTATTCTTTACCTTACCGGATAGCTTTGTTATTACAGGGTTGATAATGGCCGTAGAAAAGCCGTTAGTGTGGACAACTATCACCCGCTTTAATACGCCAACTTGATTAGCAGCAAGCCCGATGCCGTTATTATCTGCCATGATTTTCCACATTTCAGAAATAAGCTCTTTCACATCGCTGCCAAATTCAACGTCGATAGCCCTTTGATGAAGCGTTGCAAAGTTGCCTTTCTTTAGTTCGATCATGATTTGCCCTTATTCATATTCGTTTTGCGCTGGCACACATCGCCGTCATACCAGAAACAACCCATTTTGATGTAACGATAGACTTGCGTTCTGGATGTACCAAGGAATTTGGCAAATGCTCGCTTGCTGCCGTTGTGGTTTTCTTTTATGTAGTCTTCTAAATCCATACTGCCACCTTAGAGATAAAATAAGTTAATGCGCCTATTGCAATTGCGGCATATTCAGCCATGTAAAAATAACGCTCTGCTTTGTTGTTGTCGTCCATGCGTTTCATGATTCGGTGTCCTTTTCTTAATTGTTTCGCTTCGACACAACTACCTTATATTACATTTATGACACATGCAACGCTTTTGTTAATTTAATGGCAATAAAAAGCCACCGATTAAAGTGGCTTTTTGCTTGGGAGAATTAAATCTATCCTTCGACAGTGCTAATTCATTCTTGCGAGTGACGCTTTTCACCTCCCTCTAGTTTAGGAGTATCTACCTCGTCGGGGGTATTCGTTAATTACGCTATAGTTAATATTAGCACTATAGCCTCGCTTTGCAAGTGCGCCCAGTTACATTTCGTCGGCAATAGCGCCAGGGATAAAGCCTTCGGTAAAGCGTTCGTATTCTTGCATGGTGTGTCTCCTTGGTTAAGTTAATAAAACAATGATTACATACTAACCTATCGGTTTTTAAAAGCCATCGTACCAATCTCCGTTAGTTATTAATCCGTTATTTGATATAAGGACCGGCTTTTGATGGAGGTTTGTTTTCATCCAAGACCAACCATCGGGCGGCATAGGCAACGCACCATTACCGGGCCAAGTGCTTAGCGCTTTATCACACCACTTTAGTGCTTCGTCGCGTGACATTGTGTTGCCTTTCGACTCAGTGAGGATCCAGTTGCTAATTGTAAATATTAAAGTGCCCATCAAAGCAAATAATACGGACTGGTTTAAATCGGTTACCTGCTGGAACAAAATCATCAACAATACAAATTCAATTAATAATTTAAGCATAGGTTAGTCTCCATAAAATAATACAAATAATGACTTTGATTAAAAAGCCAGCTACAGCAAGAACAATAATATCTTCTTTTGGTGGGTAATCTTCTAATTTTTTCGGATGTAAGAACATGTTGATTGCTCCGTTGTTGCTTTATAATCAACTTACGCCTTATTCCCTACCGTGTCAACAATATTATTGCACATAAGATAAGCAACCCAACAATTATAAACCGAGCTATTTTCATATGGTCGCTTGGTAAATACTCAAGTTTTTTAAGGTAACGAAGTGGCCGAATAAATGTCGAACCGTCATGATCGATTTGTAGGGTGACCTCTTGGAATACATGTGACACTTTGATTACTGTCATGTGGCCGTAATCGTGGCTAAAATACTTCCTACCGACTAAGCCGCGCATCTGCATGCCTTAATGCTTTGTGTTGCTGATAGGCAGCTCTGCGCCTTGTGTATCCTGTATTTCAACCTTTAGCTCACCTCTATAAAACACTTCGCCCATTGAGCCTGAAATTAGCGCCCACTCCTTTTATGTTTCCCGCGTCGATTCTTCTTGTGCGGTGGTGTGAATTCCTGGTGATTTGGCGCAAGGTGGATTTGCGGGCCGGCGGGCTCGACTTCATTGATTACGGCCCTGCCAGCATAAATTACATGTGTTGTGATCGTATCACAATAAGGCTGATAATAAGTCGTAGTTCCTAGGTTCATCATTTCTCTTGAATTGCTCATGATTTTTCCTTAATAAAACTTACGGAGATTGTTGTTTGTTACCTGCGTTTTGCATTTTTCGCAACAAACCAATACTCTGGCTATTTCTGGAAACTCGCCTTCCACAACAAATCCCTGCAAATAATAATAAAGCTCTCCTCCGCAAGATGGGCAATTATAATCAGACTTAACTTTTTGTTTGAATAGATCCGACTTGGAATCTTGTATAAATTGTTTGCCACTCATGATTAAGCGCCTCAACATTAAGCGACAATACTTTACCGCATGAGAAAACGGCCCGTGGTTCGCCTTTTGTGTTTGGTGGTATTAGGTCATAAACCAATCCATTCTTATCGATTAGATCGTTTAATTCGCCTGGCGTTTTGCTATTGGTCAACCTCATGGCCAAGTCGCTATCAATATGAGCGGGGCCACGCTGAACAGCAGTTGATGCGGTTAATGTTCGCGTGGCAATCAGGGTTTTATCTATGAGGATGTCGGTTATGTCTTTCAAGATGAGCGGATATTGATTGATTGTCACATCCGATCGCTTGAGTAAATTTTCAAAATGCTCTTTGGTTATGGTTTGCATAAATCACACCTTATTGAATGAGGCTAGGGCTCGCGCTTGGAGTTCGTCACTGGCTTTTAATGCATAAGGATTTCTAGTGACAATGCCCTGGGCAATGATGGTTAAATGTTCGTGCTTAACAGCTTGGCGCATAACGGTACGGCGTAATTGTGAAAGCGTACCCATGTATTTATTAACCAGCGAATCAGATACACCAGCTCGTTCCGCAATGCCTTTCCTGGTTATGTTGTTAAATCCAGATTCAGAGGCTTCAACTAATGCGGCCTCCAAAATATCAGATTTGCGAGCGTGAGGCTCCTTTCGGGTACGCATTGATTTTTCGTTGTTTGACATGGTTTTCCTTAAAAATTAATTAATGACACAACAACCATAGTAATACTATTCGCCATCGTGTCAATAGTTAATTGCTCGTCATCTATCCAAATTTTTTAACTAAACATATAACTAAAACAGCGCCAATACCCAGCATAGATATTGCGCCAATGGTTAAAGCTAGCGCGTACGCAACGTGCTCAAGCGTTATGCTATTCATGATCGCCTCCAAAATAATAATTAATCAAAGCGCCAAGCACAGACGCTATACCGATAACGCCAGCCGACATGGCTAGTATTGTTAGTGCGACCTCAACCCACATAATCTTTTGCCGGGCCAACTGCTTTTTGGCTGTAAGGCTCATGTCTGGACCCTTGGGCGCAAGAGTGAACCCTTACCAGCCCATTTAGCAATTTTAAACTCTCAGCGCTGTTAACGTGGCAATTAGTGTTTTCGATGTCATGTATCAAATCGACCAGCTTGATAATGTTTAATTCGTGTTGTGTCATGTTAGTTCCTTAAAATATTCTGTATTTTTCTCTTTCTTCTTTAGAGAGTCGAGAGAATTGATTTACAAGGCCCCAAATTCTTAGCGATATATTTCTATAATTTCGCTCCTCATCCGTGTTTTTTCGTAAAATTGTGGGGCCTAAATAATTATGCCAGTCTATCGTTACACCTTTGTACAAAAAGACATCTGCAAACGACATGTGAATTAGTTGAAAGTCACTCATGTTAGCTCCTTTGTTGTTTTACTACTGGCAAAGCCGCAACTAAGCGGCTAGGTGGCACTTAATTACAGTCGTTATTCTATCAAAGAATTGCCGCTTTCAAATGCATCAGCAGGTGAGAAGCTGCTGTACCCACCTTTATAAACAACAAAATAACCACCAGGTACAGGTTCGTGCTTCTCCAACCATTCAAGTGTTACTTCTCTCTTTGAATATCGTTTATCATAAAATTCAAGTTCGTAAATTTCAGAAACAACATCAGCTTTGATGTTTTCAATTTTCAGCGCCCACACAGTTTTATGGGATTTATATCTAGGCATTTCCATGCTGCAGGCATTATTATCAGACATTTTCACTTTCCTTTTTCACATTGTTAAAATAATTAATTAAAGGGTACTACTACCGACTTAACCCCAATTAAGCGGCTGCGGAGATTAATCTCTAAGGGCTTTCCCCCTGCGCTTGCATTGTCTTATTCTCTGGTTGTTTAATATTTCATATCTTGGCACCCACAAAGCCCGAATCAACGGGCCGGCTTGGTTAGTCCTGTTCGACTCCTGGTTCAAGTGGCAACCAACAATTAAATGGCTGAATCGCGTCTTTTTGCATTGCTATGATTATGTGTTGCATGGTTTTCTCCGTTTTATATCAGTTAAGTGACTTGTTATTAATGTGAGCCCAATCCAGCGCTTTGATTGCCTCAACAATTTCATTAGCCGCTTCGAGAGAAGTTAGCGCCCGGTTAAAGTTTGACTGAGGCACTCCGTTTTTTATAGATGCCAAATCCTCAGTAAAGCCTCTAACTAGGTGATCTTCAAGTGCGTTTAATATCCCCTCGCTTTTAATTTTAGTAAGCTTAATCAGCAGCTCGAATCTTTCTGCTCTTTCGCATCCAGCTAGTAGGCTTTTCATTCGCCGCGAGTCTTGTTTTCTTTCTGCCAAGCCTTAAGCTCGTCAATGCTAATCTTTGAGTTGCGCCACTCGTCGCCGGTTAGGGTGGGCATTAGGTCGTTACATAGCGCGGTACATTGATGCTTATTTACAGCAAACCATTTACCAAACTCATTTAGCTCAATAAATTCCGTGCCGTAAATAGCAAGCAAACCAGCATCCGGCAAATCCTTTAGCCAATGGCGGGGTTCGTATTTTGATTTGATAGCTAGATGCTTGTAGTTTGATCTCTCGGGTACGCCATCTTCACCTGTAATAAATAAAAGCTCCGCCCCATCGAGAAGCTCAAAGCATAGGTTGTAATTAGTCTTAGCGACAATAACGCATGACTGGTTATCATTTGTATCAAACTTATCACCAACTACCGCCGATCTTAAATCAATGTTCATTTCATCCACCAGTTAGTTTGTTAGCCTCCAATCATATTAGAGGCTTATTATTGTTTTGTATGTTAGACGTTAGTCTTACGTTGGTTTTTTCTTGTGCAGCATCTACACCTTGAAGATATGCCTATTAGCTGGTGCGGGTCTATACTAAAACTCTCCGTGTCGGCAGACTTCCACGTCTCGCATTGCGGGCACCGCTTTAGCCTTTCGCCACCTTCAAATTTAATACTCATAATCCGACGCCCAGGACCGGTTTTGTTTTCGGTCCATAGCGGGCTATAGAATGGCTTTGGCTCCGGGCCTAGCCTTGATTTTACTTTTGCCTTGGTAACTGGCTTTGCGCCATCGGTTAACTTATGAGACAAATCAATAGGGTTTAATATGCTGTTACATAGTCCAGCTAGGCCAATCATTACCACTGCATCCCGAATTCTAAGCCAAGGTTTTTAAGCATATCGTCCATGTCTTCGATAAAATCGTTGTAGCGTGATTCGATTTTTCCCATCATTTCCTCGTCACGCTCAACAACTACATGATGAAGCTTTTTACAGTTCACATTTCGGGGATCGAACTTGGCAAAGGCCCATGAGTGATACCCGGTAACCCACATGGAAAACTGGCACTGAACAACTTCTTCTTTTTTGATTGTGCCAGCAGCAGCGAAGGCAATAAAAACAGCGCTAGACCAAGGTGATTTTAATTCAAGGCCTTTTTCTTCGCCAACAATGAGCCCATCAGGACTACACCCGCCGCGCATTGACTCATCACGATAGATAAACGCAACATCTTCAACGCTTTCAAACGTGGCGGCGCTGTAAGCCTCCCTCGCGTCATCTTCGTTGTCTTTGCCCCATTGTAAGGGCTTGGCTTTTATTTCTTCTGGCAGTAGCCCGGTGGCGATAGATGCTACCAATTCATTAAGATATGTTTGGCGGCCAGCGGTTTTTCTACCCATTAGCAAATAATGAGCTTTTGAGGCTGAAACGACGCCAGCTCTCGAACGATGCCAATCCGGTGATCCCTGCTCAACCTTTGATAAATCAAAGCCCAATGTTTCCGAGTGTAATTCCATTTCTTTTTTAAAATCTCTCATGATTTTTGGTTCCTTAATTCTGCTGCTTGAATCTCGCGCCAATTTGGTAGGTCTTTAAATGGTACGTTCTTTTTTCTGCATTTTTGCAACGTATAACCCCTGCTAGCCGTGAACCACAAAAACCAATCGATAGTATAAATCTGCCCGTCTCGCCAGTTAGGCTTGTCCTCTGCCCCTTCGCTATCTTGGTACAAGTGATGTAACGACTTGAAGAAATCTTTTTGATCATGAAAGTCCTTTAAGAACTCAGGTAAGTAATCGCCATCTAGCAAAAATTTATTCATATTTTCTATATCTGAATTATTCATGATTTCGCATTCTCCATAACTTCAATTACTTTTACCGACTCGTCGGCGGTGATGTCTTCAAGCGCTAAAACTTCGCGGCCTAATTTTTGTGTTAGCCATGGCAAATATTTATCACTAGGTTTATCAGCAAATAAACTAATTAATTTATCACCGTAGTTTTCTGCCGGTGCCGGTGTGATATCTTTTTCAGTTGCGGGATCGAAAGCCATATTCATTCCTTGCTCGCACATCTGGACCATTTCAGAGGCGTTAGGAAGTCGGCGACACAATCGGTGCATAACAGCTTTACAACCCATGCGATCGTACCAATCAACCCAAGGGCCATAAGAGCTGGTTTTACTTGCTCCCTTAACCTTGTTGATATCTGCCTTGGTCATTACTTCAATTAATAACTCGCCGTTGGTTAACCTGGCGTATGCGAAACACAATTTTAATTCGCCTCGATCGCCGTTAAGGTCCGGGACGTATTTATAATGTTCGCCGTTTTCATCCATCCAGTAATCAAACGCATCATTTTGATAAACGGTCTTGGCTGACATTGATGCAATCTGTCCTGACATTCGAGCGCGCTTAAGTACGCCATCAATCATTGGTAAGTATTGCGCTTTCTTAACCCACCCGTCACGCTGGCCGTTTGAGCCTTTAATTTTGGTGTTGAAGGTAACTAGAGCCGCCTCTTTGTTATCTGGTACCAGCCCATCTTTAGCGCACATAGTTAACGCCATGATCACCGAGTCTTGATTTGCCTCGCCTAAGTCCTTGCTTTGAACCATGGCGATTGAGGCGCAACGAACGAATTGATCCATTGTTGTGCCCTTGGGCAACATTGACTGAATACCAGCGGCAACCAGAGAGTTATTTAACTGATTTTGAATTGTTGCTAAGTCCATGCTCATAGTTAACCTTCCTTAGCTTTTTTTAGCTGACTTAAGATGTCGTCGTAAACAGTTTCGATTGCTAACATCTGAGAAACATCAATCCAGTTGTCGTTAACCTCTATTGATAGTCCGTCTAAATCGAATTGCTCAGGCTCACCTTGATCTTCAAAGTTTGGCGCCAGCCTTGGGTAGTGATAACCGTTAACCACTGCGTCATATGAATGACCGTTGATTTCTATCGTTACGCTCTCACCTGTAATTGCTTGCATGTTAGTCACCTTAATTGTTTTTCGATTAAATGTTTTTGATGCCTTAAAGCTTACCACCTCAAAACTAATTGTAAACCCTTTTATGAAATATATTTGCAATGCGTGATAATTGGTGCTAAATTGGCGTTAACTTAAATAGAAAGGTAACAAACATGAAATTAGGAAATGAACTAAAGAAAGCAATGGTAGATAGTGGCATTAATGGCGCCAAACACTTATCAGAAGCGTCTGGCATATCTTATGGCAAGACTATTCGCGCTCTTAATGGTGATAGCAGCTCAAGGCTAATTGATATCGCGCAGTTGGCGCATACGCTTAATTTAGAAATTAAATTTATCAGCAAAGGGGGCTAACATGGCAGATTTCCCAATGAACTTAACCAAGGATAAGAAGGTCAAAATCAGCAAGAAAGAATCTCAAAGCCTGGCTGATAAATCGCTCAAACGCATTCACGAAGCTAACAAGTCGATCAAAACAAAGATTGGCTGTGAGGTGCATAAGCGCAGAGTTAAGGCTGAAAACGCGGCTCTGTTGCGCGAGAGCCTTAGGGAAGTTTGGGACTAATCATGCCTAAACCTAAGCGCAAGCACACATTTGGGTATTACAACATAGTCTTTGAGCGTTGCGGCGAGAAAAGCACAGCGCGATCAATGACTACCCCTATGCGAATGAATAAAAAAACCGCTCGTTAATGCGGGTGGAAATGACAACCACTACTAACACATATTGAGGAATGAAAAAATGAAACAAATATTAACAGCAGCAATAATCGTGGTTGCACTATCTGGATGCAGCAAGCCATTTGAGGAGTTCACAAAAATGGAAACCACAAAGGTATGTGACTCGGCAGATAGCGACAAGCGAGCAACCTTTATACTTCAGTGCATTAAAAATGCAAATCCCAAGTCTGACGAAGAGCCGGAAGATTGGCTTTATAAATGCGAACGTTTCTCGGATAATTTATTTTGCATGGACATGGAGGTTGAGTTTACTTGTTACGATAAGCAATGTTGGAAGCGCTCACCAGCAAGACCAGTAATCGTTAATTAATAACCACCACTAAACTATGACCGATAAAGGGGAATGAATGATGTTTTACGAAACAGCTAAAGACAGGGCCGAATCACAGCGAAGGCGCGTATCTAAATACTGGGAAGAAAAAACTAAAAAGACCAGCGCAGAGTGGTGCAAGCATCTTGATGTTGTGATTATGGATCCCGACGGATGGGACAGGAAGAGCTATGATTACTCATTCAACGAGGAAAGGATATCATTTAAGGAGTTTACCGAAAGAAAGAGCAAGTCAACCACGCTTATTATTTAACACCACTTAACTGATTACCAATTGCCCGCTTGTCGGGCTTTTTATTGCGTGGTTAATCAATAACCATCCAGTCGTCGGCCAACATATCCGTTTGGCTCGCTAACCAACCAGGCTGCATATTACCTTGTGCGGTATGCATATCGATATGCGCCTCAATATCAACCTTATCAGTTAACCCCGCGTTGCTGTATGGCGTACCAGCCACCGGACGAATGCCCTTTGATCCGGCAACTAGCAATAACCACATGCCTCGACCATTCCAGCCCAATCGAGCGACTTTATTGCCGCTCTTTAATGCCTCGATAGCATCACCAAAATTCAGGTTTGAATTTAGCTTTTGTGCACTCATAATTAAATCTCCATAGATTTGTCAACGTTGACCCGTTAATTATACCACACTTTTTACGACCAAAATAAATCAATCAAAGTGTTGACGTGTACACAAATATAATCAATAATGTGTACACAGCTTAAATAAAGGAATCGGTATGGAAAAGCTAAATGTTAGATTTAATGATGGCACTAAGGCAGAGATAAAATCTATCTCGCAGAAGACGGGGCTAAGCGAATCGTTTATCGCAAGAGCGGCACTAAACAGAGGCTTAACAAGA